CGATAGCATAAACATCAACATTTTCTGAATAGCCTTCTCTAATCATTAAATCAGCCCTATTGCCCAATTCAATGGCATTAGACCACCAAACTCTCTCCAGATTGTTTCTCTGTTCTGCTCTGTCAACGATATAGTATTGGCATAGCTTAACGCTTTGTTTGCTATTTTCCCAACTACTTTCTGAATGAAATTCATTTATTGAATAAATATTTGACAAATGTATTAATAATTCTTTTCATATTCGCAAATTTCGTTAAAATAATTCATTTTAAGCACCACCGATTGCCAATGTGGATACTGGTACAAGATAATCAAATCCGTAGCGTGCAGGGTCAATTTGATGGTTGTATGCATCAATAGGTGTTTCGCTTTTCTTATCGTGCCAGATATAATTCCTTAACTCTTTGATGAGGTTTAAACTATCAGCAGTTACAACTATTTGATAGTCTTGCATTCGCTTGATGCCATTTCTCACGCTATCTTTACCTTTTTGCGCTGGTATTACGTTAAAGTTTCTTTGCCTTAAATCATTGATTGTTCTTGGGTCAGCAGAATCGGCAACTATAACGCTATTGCTTGGCTGCACTCTTAACCTCAACGATTCACTTAATTGCTCGGTGCTATTGCCAGTCTTATACATACATTCCTGCAAGTATATTATTCTTCGCTTCTTATCTACTGCTATTTTTATCAATGAATCTGGGTCATTTGAAAACCCGAAATCTAACCCATAAACGTGAGGTAAACTATCATCGAATTCACCGATGTCCCAATTCTGGAAGATTGCGCCTTGCAATGTGCCTACTTCACCATCAATGTACACCTTGCACCAGTTATGCCAATATTCATTCTTGATGTTCTTTGGGTCTGTTCTATCACCAGATGGGTTATTGTATGCCTTACCTAACTTTATATTTAACTCCGAAAGTATTTCTGGAGGACAAGCCTCATTGTCTTTGTAGGTCAATAAAAGAAATTCAGAATCGGCTTCAGTCAATATTTCATCGTGTACCCAAAATTGGCGGTCTGGGTTGTAGTCAATCCAAATGGTGTTACTCCTTGTTATTAGTGCATCGGCAATCTCATAATCAATGTGATTAGCCTCATTCAAGAACAACACATCACGCTTACCTGCTGCCTTTGCCTTACCGACTGAATCAAACGCAGTAAACTGAACTATTGCACCATTTGAGAATTTGTATTCCATCGGGTTGCTTCTCCAATGGTCTTCAATCCAACGATTAGTATCAAACATAGTGTCTTGAAATATTTTAACTGCTCCATTTCTTACTGCTGGTATTGATTCAGCTACTACTGTGATGAGGTGTCTTGGGTTTTTAGTTGCGTAATCAATGACCGCAACTGGAATGATGCCAAAGGTCTTCCCTGCACTTGTACCACCTTGTACAACACGCTTTCGGGCTTTCATAGCCAATAGTTTGTTTATGGCGGTTGTTCTGCGAAACATCTTTAATTGAACAATGGTTGCTCACCTACAACTTTTACTTCTGTTTTCGCAGGGGCATAATCACCTCCCATCTTATTAAGTTCTGCTATGGCTGCTCTTCTTTCACCAAAAGATGGTTTTACCAATAAAGTAACGATGCCACTTGGTGTGCTTATTTCTTCTTCAATGCTTAACTCACCTCTTAATATTTTGGTAAGCATTTGCATACGTTCTGCTGCGTCGGCAATACTTCCATCGGCAATAACTTGAGATGCTTTCTCATTAGCCATTGCAACTATCTTTTTGTTTTCAAGTTGCAGTTCAGAAATGTAAGACTTAATTTTATCGCTTTTAAGCAATCTTGATGATGCTGCCTTACTTGTACCTTGTTTAGCAATAGTAAATGCAATAGAATAAGAATCTGTAGCGTTTTTACCACTAACAAACAACTTGCAGAACTCTTTTTGTTTCTCGGTTAACATTTGGTTATATGTTGGTTAACAATTGTTCACAAAGATAAGTATTATTTTAATATGCTCAATATTAGCCTCTGAAACTCCTCTAAAGACCTTACAATATGATACTGAAAACCTTGACTTCTGACCAATGCTTCCCACTCTTTTTGCCCTGCTGACTGCGCCCCATCAGATGTTTTAAACTCAATCATAAACGCATTTGATTGGTAGTAAAGCACCATATCAGACCGACCTGCAATTAGACCTTTAGCCTTATTTCTTGCTCCATCTATTTTGTTTTTTGAATTGTTTAAGTTATAGCACAATAGCCCACGATGTTGTGGGTAGGTGTTGTGAAACCAAACGTAGCAATCACTTTGTATTTTATCCTCCGACTCTTTTATCATTTAGTAATTTTGTTATTAGTTCTTGATGCCATTTATTATTATTCACTTTATATTTATCACACCATTTGCTTAATTCTGTCCCTGCCAATTGCAATGAATAAGATGGTGTTACTATGTTGCTATACTTTTGCTCATACGCAATGATGTGTTCAGCTATTTTGTGCAAAACTGCATAAGGCTTCCATTGCCTCTCATCAGCCAATTCAAACAATCTTTGTGTCGGAATATTTATAGGTCTTTCTTTGGTTAATTTTACCAATTCCTTAACTTTTTCTTCTGCTACTTGCGCTAATCTTTCCTCTTCAAAATCGTGTCCACAATTTTCGCACACTACTTTTCTTGTATGCTGAAGATGGTTACAACTTGGACACTCCTTAACTGGTGACATTCCAACACTTGTCTTTTCTTTTTTAGTGCCATTTCTGAAATATGTTTCCCAATCAAAATAGTCATCATAATATCCGTGCCTTACTGTGTTTTTGCCCAAATCAATAACAGTAAATTTGCTCTTATTTTCGCTGGGTCTGCTCCCCCTACCTATCATTTGCAGATATAATGATAGAGATTTTGTTGCTCTGTTAAGTATTATCGTTTCAATGGTTGGCTCATCAAATCCAGCAGTCAACACACCAACATTACAAATTATGGCATCATTTTCAGCCTTGAATTTTTGCAATATTTCACTACGTTCTTTTTTTTCCGTATCTCCAGTAATCGAATAAACATTTAAGCCCTCATTTTTAAATGCATTATAGACTGCTGCATTATGATTTAAATTTACGTTAAACACCATTGTTTTTTTACCTGCTGATAATTTCCAGTAACTTTCAATGACATTATTAACCATCTTTTCGCTGGAGTAAAATTCCTCCATTTGCCTCTCATCAAATTCACCCCCTTTAATTTTGAATTTTTGCGCTCCAACCAAATCAGATGCAAAACCAAATGCATCACAATTTACCAAGTGACCATCTGCAATAAGATTGCTGATTGATACTGGCTGAATAAGTTCAGCATAGTAGTTTGCCAATGGGTATTCATTAATCGGTGTTGCAGTTACTCCAAGCACTTTGCATTCTTGGTCTTCAAAGAATGGCATTTTCTTGAAATTACCGATGTGGCACTCATCAATTATAGTAAGACCAAATTTAGGTAACTTGTTGATGCGCCTTGCAACTGTTTCCACCATTCCGACATAGTAATTGTAGTCACTTGGTATGGCTTTGACACCTGCTTCAATCAAGAAGCACTTTTCACCCAAACTATTTTTGGCTTGTTGCAATAGTTCATTACGATGCACCAATATTAGCACTCTATTGATGTTTTCAGCATAGTAACGCTTTGCATATTCGCAAAAAGTAAAAGTTTTGCCAGAGCCAGTTGGCATTTGTAACGCAATGTTCTTGTTTGCGCTACTTTCGATTGTCATTATTGCTTTGTTTTGGTATTCTCTTAACATAATTTTATTGTTACAGATGTTACACTTTGTTTACACTTTTTTTTCAATCTGTAACCTACTGCTGCAAGGATGTTACAGATGTTACAGATTATTATCATTATTATACTTAATATACTATACACACACACGCACACACACTCACACATTATTTTATATGGGCTAATTGAAATATGCATTTTATCTGTAATCTGTAACATTTATAGAGTATCTGATTCATTATCAACATTATAGGATGTTACACTTCCTTTGATTTTTACCTCATAAGCACGAATAGTCTTTGAACCATTCCTAAAAATGGTCTGTTCATAGCCACATTTTTTCAATGCTTGACCCATTCTTTTGGTGTTAGTTTTAAAAGTAGGATGTAATTTTTGCAATTCCAGAATTACATCGGTGTTTGTCATTTTGCTTAATGGGTCATTTTGGATATGTCTATTAATCAATTCGACCTCACTCATTACCTCGATGTTTTTTTCGTTGGCTTTGTTTAAGTATTCGATTTCTCTTTTGGTTAGAAACCAAGCCTCCTTATCCGACTTCCATTCGTTGTATAGTTCGATAAATAGTTTATCCTTATCAATCTTTATGTAAGCATCAAAATCAAAGCTAATTAAGTTTATGGGTATAATACGCCTATTTCCAGTTGGGTCATTAATTACTTCAGCATCATTCGATGTGCCTCCTAATACTGCTAAACGCAATAAGTCTTCAGATACTCTTCCGTATGGCATACGAATTGAGAATGTTTGTTGACTGCTCATACGTTTTAATTTTGTAGCATCTTTTTTTGACTTACCTCCAAACTCATCATCCACAATGAGCCACTTTTTTGTCATTAGTATTTCGGAGTCCTTGCCCTCATCCAAGTTACTTTCAGCATAAAATTTACGCAAATCTTTTGGCAATAAATTTCTGTAAAATTCAGTTTTCTTGATTCCTTGTTCTCCAGTAATAACTAAAATCATTAACGAATAAGTGCCATAGGCAGAACCAATAAGACCTAACAACCACTTTTTAAGGTATGTATCTAAATAATCATCAAAATTATAGACACCATCATTCTCATAGATTAACTGCTCAATTTCAAAGCACTTTTTTAGCTTATCAAATTCATTATCAGTTGTCAAATGTGAATTATGCTCAAACCAATTTCTAATGGGGTTATACGATGTGCTATTGTCTTTATTTTGAATTAACGTAAAGACTTTGTCCTTTGAAATACCATCATCAATTTTTTGCCAAACTTTAGTGTAGAAATTTGCCAGAATTCTGTCGGTCATTTCTTCACCATTAAATTCAAAATTGCGTGTGATTTCATTAAATTTTACATTGTTTAATTTTATAAGTTCAATTATGTCTTCAATCTCTGTATTTTCTTTTTTTAAATTAGGTTTAAGAAATTCATCTGCATCGGTAATGTTTAATTTTTTTAGGTCTTCTTGCGGATTATCAGATAACTTTACTATACTCTTTATTTTTTCAGTTCTTTCCGATGTGGTGCTGATACCTGCTTGTCGAAAAATATAGTAGATACTTGCAATGCTAACTCCAGTTCCGCTTCTTTGCAAAGCTACATTGTAATCTCTTTCTGCTTGTCGGTGTGAATATTTTGGTGATGATTGGCAAAGTGAATGAAAATAGTTGCGACCACTTTCGCTAAATTCCTGCGTTAATGCAAATGCCAATCGAATGTAATCTTCATAGTTGTCGAATAAATTCATTGGTGCTGCCTTAACTACCATCTCATCAAAATCAGTTTTAACAACTACTGGCTTCGGTTTTGGTTTGTCTTTTTTCTTTAGGTAGGTCTTAAATGTTTTCGATTTTTTGTTTATGTAGATGTCTGGGTCATATGACACAAAACGCAATCTGCTTGTGTCTTTGCAACTTTTGTCCAGCACAATAGAAAACTGCACCATAAAGTAATTTTCAAGCGAAAGAAACGCATCTAAATGCCTTGCACCATCTATACGAATAAATACTGCATAGCCATTACCAGATAGTGAACGATGCACCGAGTAAACGTACTCATTGCGTTTTATTCTCTCAATGTCAACTTCAGCAATTTGGTCTTTCGCATCAATATCAAGACAAATGAAACCACTATGTTCAAGCAATTTATTGGCTGCCCTTTGCTTGAATGAACCACTCGCAGTTACGCAAGTAGTTAACTCTTTTTGTGTGCGACCAGCACGAAAGTTTAGCACCTCATCTTGCCAACGACCATTTTTAATACCATCAAAATACTCATCTACCTCAATACTGGCATCTGATTGGTTACTCTTTGCACTCTTAAATAATGATATCATATTTTATAAATTAAAGAAACCCCTAACAAAGTGCGCCACCGCCAAGAGGCTGCACGATGATAGGGGTTATATTATTAAATTTCTTCAAGTTGGCGGTTATTTCGTTTGCAAATATAAGTAATAATTACTTAATCTGCAAGTTCCGATGTGTTTCTATCCTGCATCCAGTAACCTCAAAACCATCCTTTAACGCTGCCTTAATAGCTGCCTTATCGGCTTGTTCTGTTACTTTTACCACCTTGTAAAGTGATGGCAGTTGGTTTACATCATCCACTTCAATTGTTTCCGATTTACGAAAGTTGATTTTTACTAAAGGTGTCTTAATCTCATCAATCTGGAATGTGTCCATTGCGTGTTTGATTCGCTCCTTTAAGTAATCAGATGCCTTTTCTCTTTGCTTTTTTAATGCTTGTAACCTCTTAATTTCAGCATCAATAATGTCAACATCAGCATCCATTTGCTTTATTACAAATGAATAGGCTACTGATTTGTTCTGCAGTTGTTCTTCTGTAATGGCAAGTGCTTCCTCAAGAGAGGGGGTTAACTCACCCCCATTCTCTATAAGTTCTTCTGCTAACTGATTGTAATTTTGCTCAATTTGGAATATTGTAGTTTTCATTATTGTGCTGGTGTTAATTTGGTTTTCATATCATCCTTTGCTGCTAATACTCGCAAATCAGTTTTTTGATTAAGTGTCAACTTCTTCCAAACTGCTTTAATCTCATCTAACGAAACGCACACTTGAATGTCATTAATTATCTCATCAATAGTTGTGTCAACTTCAATGTGTGTAGCCTCTTCAGTTGTTACCACTTGCATTTCCTCTGGAACGTATACTGGTCCACTAAAGATGTCGGGGCAATACCATTTAACACCATTGCTGATTGCTCTGGCGAATAGCATATTCTTTGGGAATTTATCAATATTCTTGGTTAATGCTTTTTTAGCATCTTCAATGGTAAATGTGCTATTACCTATCTTTGTGTTACCTTGATAAAAGTCAATGCTGCAAACCTTTTCAGATGCCTCTATTACACGATAGTCATACTTGCCACTACCTTTTAATCTTGATGCAATTAAACCAGCACCTATTGTTGGCTTTCCTTGTATAATGTGAATGCCAGTCATAGCAGCAAATGGAGGTATTCCGATTTCTT